TCTGCAGATTATATTAGAAGAGAGACTGTTGTTGTTGAAGCAATCTCTGGAGATCCTTTTGCCCTGGAAGGACAAACTATATTCAAATCCAATGATCTCAGAACTAATGCTTCCGTTTCTGATGTTGAGATCTTCACTAGAAATAACGAAACATTCTATAGACTTGGTCTGTTTGTTGGATACAATGACAGGGATCTGATTGAAGGTATATTCACTATCCCTGGTGCTTCCAGAGTTACTGAGACAGTATCTGTAGGATCTTCGATCATCAACGTTGATTCTACCATCGGTTTTGGACAGACTGGTACCGTTGTTGCTGGAAGCAGTCTGATTGATTATGAATCTAAGAGTATTAATCAGTTTTATGGTTGCAGCAATGTTGGTGCAGGCATCACAGCAGGCACTAGAATCCGCTCTAATGAGACTGTTTTTGGTTATGAGGGTGGAAATACCTCTAAGCGTGTAGATCTCCGTGTAACGGGAGTTCTGGCGGACTTCAAACCTCTTGGAAAACTTTCTCTTCTTGAACAGGGTGAAGAAATTGAAGTAAGAAATGTTGGTGAAGTTATCACTAATCCAACCAGCGACAGATCTTACAAACAAATTTTTGCAAACTCTTGGATTTACAACACAAGTTCAACATACGATATTGAAAATATCAATGGTTCAATTTTTACTCTGAAGAGTGATATTGATAAGTCAAGTCTTAAAGTTGCAGATACTGTTGATATTCTAAATGGTGATTTTGTTGTTGGTGCTGCAGCAACAGTTGTTTCTATCAATGAACCAACAAGAGAAGTTGTCCTTGGTAATATTGTAGGATTTGCTGCTTCTATTGGTGTTGATTATAGTATTCGTAGAAAATTTGAAAAGGCAGAAAGTGTTGGTGTTGCACTATCACTTGGCAATGATACGTACATTGCAGATGTACTTAATGTTTACACTGATGAAAGAGATGAGTTTGGATATGTTGCTTCCAACTCTTTACCATCGTATCAGATCCAAGATCACATTCGTGAGCATACTGCTGTAAATGTTGGTGGATTTAATTCTAGAAATAATTATTCTACACTGATTTCTCCAGTTAATTATGATTTTAGAGATGGTGATGAGGTAGTATATACTTCTTCTACTCCCATTTCTGGATTGGTTTCTGGAGCATCTTACTTTGTGACAGTTGGTGATGGTGTGTCATTACCAAAAAATGAGATGCGTTTGTTTAGTTCTAGGGCACTCTTAGGAGAAACTGCAAATGCTACACAACTTGGACCGTATGTTCAAGGAGTTCATACCTTCACACTCAGAAGACACGAAGATAGAGTTCTTTCACCAAATCAGATTCTTAGAAAGTTTAGTTTGAAAACTTCACTTTCTGATGTCAAGAGTGAAAAGAGACCTCTTGGATCTATCGGTATTTTAATTGATGGTGTTGAAATCTCCAGTCCAGAGTCTAGAGACAAAGTCTATTCTGGACCAATTGATGAATTTGAAGTTCTCAATGGTGGTAAAGATTATGATGTAATCAATCCTCCAAAAATCACTATTGGTAATCCAGTTGGTTCAGCAAATACAACTGCTTTAGTTGAAGCAGTAGTTGTTGGTGATGTAAAACAGGTATTGGTTGATCCACAGGACTTTGATATTGAATCAATTGAAGGTGTTTCTCTTACTGGTGGTAATGGATCTGGTTGTCAATTGGAACCAGTTCTGGGAGATAGATTCCGAGAAATGGAATTTGATAGTCGTGCCCGTGCTCTTGGTGGTGGTGTAGATATTGATTTTGAAACTATTAACTTCACCAAACCACATAATCTTGCTAATGGACAACATATTATCTACAATCAAAATGGACATGATCCAATCTCAATTGGCGTATTTGGTGACCCCGCACAAGCTATCACAGGAACTCTTGTAAGTGGTGATGAGTATGTTGCCAGATTTGTTAATACTTCAGCAATCACACTTCACAAGAACGATGCAGATGCTGCTGCAGGTATTAATACAATTGGTTTCTCTACAGCAACTGCTGCCAGCGGTATTCACAAATTTAGAACACTTTCTAAGAAGAATTTAAGAGAAGTAAGAGTTCTTAATTCTGGATCTGGTTATTCTCATAGAAAGTTAAGAGTCAATCCAGTTGGTGTATCCACAGAATACAATACAATTACCTTTAAGAATCACGGATTTAAGACTGGTGAGATTGTTGATTACTCAACTGATGGAACTGCAATTGCAGGTCTTGATGTTGATAACAGATACTCAATTCTCAAACTTGATGATAATCGTTTCCGTTTGATTGATGTTGGCATTGGTGGAACTGTCACAACAGATCTTACAAGGTCAAAAACAGTTGATATTACTAGCACAGGTGTTGGGGCACAAGTATTTCAATATCCACCAATCACTGTAGATGTGAATGTTTCTTATGGTTCTACACTTGGTGGATCATTTACATTTACACCAATCGTTACAGGTGAGATTGAATCTGCTTATCTTTATGAAAAAGGAACTGGTTACGGATCAAATACTTTAAATCTGCATAAGAAACCTTTAATTTCCCTCTCTCAAGGTAAGAATGCACAAGTATCACCAATCATATCCAATGGTAGAATTATTGATGTTCAGATTTTAAACAAGGGTGAAGGATATAGATCTGTTCCAACAATCACTACAGAAGGTGATGGAACTGGCGCAGTTTTGAGACCTGTTCTGGGTGGTACTAATAACGAACAACTACAAGATGTTGTCGTTATTAATGGTGGTATTGGATATAGTGACTTCAAAACTAGATTATATGTAAATCCAAGAGGATCAGGTGCTAAGTTTGATGTAAGAGTTAGAAGTCTTACTGTCAATGATGCAGAAAGATTTGGAGAGTATTCCAAGAACAGACAGGAAAAAATATTCTCAAATCTTTCTACAGATGAGACTAATGATGTTCTTGTTTATTCAATGTATGGATATTCAAGTGATCTTGCAGTTAAGTTTGGAGATCTTGGTGGTAACCACTCACCAATTATTGGTTGGGCATATGATGGTAATCCAATCTATGGTCCATACGGATATTCCACAAGAGATGATGTTCAATCGGGTGTTAGACTTCTGAAATCTGGATATTCTCTTAATAAGGATGCAATCGAGAATAGACCTGCAGTTTCAGACTTCCCCGAAGGATTCTTCATTGAAGATTATCAATATACTGATGATGGCGATCTTGATAGGCATAATGGAAGATTCTGTAAAACCACAGAATTCCCTAATGGTGTTTATGCATATTTTGTTGGTGTTTCAACTTCTGGTAATGCTGTTCAACCAGCATATCCATATTTTGTTGGAAATGATTTCAGATCAAGAGTTATCGAAGAAAATTTCACTTTAGATCAGAAGTTTGATTTTAATAATTCAGATCTTGTACGTAACACATTCCCATATAAGGTAAATGATTCCAATGCAGATTATGATTTCATCAATGAATCATATGAGTCATTCCCACAAATTGCCAGAATTGATTCTGTAACACAGGGAGATGTTGATGATGTACTGGTAACAGATGGTGGTACGGGTTACAGAATTGGAGATCGAGTCAATTTTGATCAAACAGATACTGAGGGTATGGGTCTCAGGGCAGAAGTATCTGAAATTGTAGGTGTTGATATTGAAAAGATTGATACAACATTAGAAACTTATGAGAGTGTTGTATTTGAATGGGATACTGATAGACAAGTTTCAGGTTATTTTAGAGATGGATTTGATGACTTCAACAACACAGATGTTGTTTTAGTATCTGGTCTTTCAACAGCAGTTACATACTTGGCGGATTCCCATAAGATTGGATTCTCCACAGAAACTGTTGGTCTTGCTAAGACGATGACCACGTTTAGTGGTGCAACTCCTCAAGTTGGTGTATTTGAAGATATTCTTGTAGATAATATTCCGACTGTTTCTGTTGGTAATACAATAACAATTTTCTCCGATCTTGGAACGGAAAATGTTAGAGTTTTGAATAACTTTAATAATGGCGTTCTGAGAGTTCAAAGATTTGGTGCAGCACCAACATTTAATACAGGCGTTGCACACTCCACTGGAAGTCAAGTTAATGTTATTAGTGATAGAATTAAACTCCCTGTTAGAACTAAGAAATTTACTTCTGAACGCGATGATCTTTATTACTTCAACCCAACTGAAGCAGTTGGTGTTGGAATTACTGATGGTGGTGCTGTTTCTAGAAGAATTGAAGTTGGAGATACTGTAACAAATGTATCGATTCCAACGAGAACAATTTACTTGCCAAATCACTCATTCAAAACAGGACAAAAAGTAACATTATCGAAGGGTGCTGGTAATCCAAGTTCTTTCACCGTTGGAATGAATAATGTAAATGCAAATACATTTTTCATCCCAGATCCTACTACTAAAGAAACTGACCTTTATGTAATTAACAAGGGAAGAAATTATATTGGTCTTGTAACTGAAACTGTGGGTGCTGTTGGAGTTGGTACCACTTCTGAAGGTTTGTTCTTCTATAATGTTGGTAATGCTGCCGATAGAGCAGACTACTTAATTAAGACAAACAAAAAGCAAGTAACTGGAGATGTAAGTAGGATTACAACTTTGGTAAGTTGTGCAGAAACACACGGTCTCAGTAGAAATGATACGATCAAATTGAACGTTTTACCAAATACGATTGTTGGTGTTGGCACTACTGCCGCTTTGAGACTGGCACTTAATCTTGATGAGAAGAAGATTCTGGTTAATCCAACAGGAGTTCTTGCGGCAAATATTAACGTAAGCAGGAATCAGATCACATTAACAGATCATGGTTACAACACCGGTGATAAGATTTACTATACAGGTAACTCTAGTCTTGATGATGGCGATTACTTTGTGATTCGCGATTCTCTGAATACTTTCCGTCTTGCAGAAACGATTTATGAATCAAATCCTGCAACTGAAAAAGAAATCAACATTATAAGTAATGGATCTGGAACTCACACATTTGCTCTTGTAAATCCAAAAATTGATGTTGTTAGAAATTCTGACCTTCAATTCAACCTGCAAGATCCATCACTCTTTGGATATCAGTTAAGAGTTTTTAGAGAAAAGGAGTTTTCTAACGAATTTGTTAGTGTTTCAGATGATGCCAACTTTAACGTTGTTAGCACAGGTTCTACCATTGGTATTGGTACTTTAGGAGAATCTGCATTGACTCTTAGATACTCTAAGAATATCCCATCCAGATTATTCTACACCTTGGAAAAATCTGGATATATTAGCACAGCAGATGCTAGTGTAATTGATTACTCTCAAATTAATTACATCAATAGTGAGTACAATGGAGACTATAAAGTATTCGGTGTTACTGGAGTAGGAAATACCACAACATTTAAGATTTCCCCAGTTAAAATTCCTTCAGTTCTCACATACGATCAATCGATGTGTGACAAACTTGATTTTAATACTAAGTCTACATCGGCAATTAGTGGATCTATTGCAAAAGTAAAAATCACTTCTAAGGGATTCAATTTTGAAAAACTTCCCAAGTTTACCGATGTAACTTCTGTAAACGGTGTTAATGCTAACATTACCTTAAAATCCAATTCTATCGGTCAACCTAAAAAAGTAAGATTCAAGGATATTGGATATGACTATGCATCAGATAAGACACTCAGACCCCAAGCATTTGTTCCACCCGTTATTAATGTAGATAACCTTGATACCGTAAAGGATTTTGATATTGTTTCTGCAGGATCAAGATATCTTAGAGATCCAAATGTCCTTCTGATCAATGATACTACAAAAGAAATCATCGATACTGATTCTCTGTTAGCAAAAGCACCTAATGGTGCAATTGCTGAGATTCAGCAGTTAGCACCTCTGTTTGGATTACAATCAGAACCACATAAACTTGTTTTTATCGATAACTCTAACGGTGTTGGTATTTCCACTATGACTGGAGATGGTATTAGTGGTATTGCTACTTGTACCCTGATTACACCAGTTCTTGGTTTTATTGAACCACAGTTTGAAGTTGGTGATGAAATTTTCGTAGAAAAGATTGAACTTGAAGGATCTGGTGATGGATATAACTCCGAAGCATATGATTATCGTTTCTTCAAGGTTACGGATTATGATAATACAAGTCCAGCAAAATTAGAGTTCAAAGTTGTAGATGATGCTGGAGTTGGATTGTCGACCAATGTTGGTATTGCAAAGACGGTTCAATCTGGATATGCAACAATTATCAACAAAAAGTATTACCCTGATGTTAAAATTGTTCAAGAAAGAGCGAAGTTTTTCCAGAATGAACAATTATATGTAAATACCACAGGTGCATCTTATGTTGAAGAAGATGTATTTGTAACCTTAATTAGAGATGACTATATTAAGGTAAAAGGCAAGTTTGATCTTAATCCAGGTGACAAAATTAAGGGTGTGGTCAGTGGTGTAGAGGCGGATGTAACTTCTGTTGTTAGAAACAAAGGATACTTCACAGTCGACTATTCTTCCAAACAAGACATTGGATGGAGAGATGATGTTGGAAAGATCAGTGAAGATTATCAAGTTATCCCAAATAATGATTATTACCAGAATCTTTCTTATTCTGTTAAGAGTCCAATAACTTGGGATGATCAAACAGGACCTGTGAACAGTGTCATTCACCCTGCAGGTCTTAAGAACTTCGCTGATGTTGGTATAACATCTACTGCATCTTCTAAAGCAGGATTGGGTGGTACAACTACCAGTATTGCAATCTTAGATGTTGTCAACGAAAGAAGAGTTGATATTATCAATAACTTTGATAATGCTGTTGATTATGACGTTAGAACTTCAACAACTTCAAACTTTGACCAATCTAAGTTCCTGAAGATTCAAAATAGAAAACTTGACGATTATATTGAGTGTAGAACCAATAGAGTTCTGATTCACGATGACATCAGCGATAAATTCTCTAGCAGAGGATTCAAGGATACATTCATTGAATTGGATGTTATTGACTTTGCCGATAGTTATGTTGGATATGTTATTCAAATTGTTGATGCAGAAACAAAAGATGTTCAGTTAAGTGAACTTGTATATCAGTCAACAACATTAGATTCGTTCCTATTTGAGAAGTATACAAACTTCACCAAAGAAAAACTTGGAGACTTTACAACTAATATTGAAACTGATGGAAGAAAGACTCTAATCTTTACTCCAACTGATCCATTTGAGAGGGATCACGATATTAAGATTCTGAAGAGAACTTATCTCTATTCCGCACTTGCGGGTGGTGGAGTTGGTATTGGAACCACTACATTTGGTAGTATTGATCTTGTTGGATCATTTGTTTCTGGTATTGGTAGTGTAGGAACTGCATCTAGCATTAAGACATTGGTTGAGTTCCCAACCTCAGACTTCACTGGAATGTATGCCAAGGTTGAAATTGGTGATAGATTCTCCAATGATCTTAATTATATTGAAGCATTTGTTGATTTTGATGGAACAGATACTTTCCTGAGTGAATATTATTTTGATAATCAATCACTCTCTTATAGTGCATCTAAAACTGGTATACTTTCTGCAGTTTATGATGCAAATGCGGGTATTGTTTCACTAACCGCACAGAACGTTGGTATTTCCTCTCTGGTCGGTCTTTATGATGTTCGCTCTACAGTTGTTGGATTTGGTTCTACAACCTCTGGTATCGGCACCTACAGGTATCTGGTGAACAATCAACCTCCAGGTACTGAGAAGAGTATAAGATTGGAATCAACATATGCAACTGGTACTGGTCCAGTGAGAGTTGGTACTTTTGATCTTGCAACTGTTGCTTCCTCTAATTCTGTTGTTCGTGTTGCTGCAGGACAAACTTCTGCTATTCATCAGGTTTCGATTCTTTCCAATACATTACAAACTACAGTAACTCCTGGTCCATTCATTGGTGTTCGCAATAATACTGGACTTGGAACATTTGGTGGAGAAATTGATGGATCTAATTATTATTTGAACTTCTATCCAGATTCTCCATATGATGTAACTGTACAAGGATACAATGAGGTATTCTATACTGAGCAAGACTTTGATAATACTCCTATACCAAATACATATGGTCCTGCTCAAGGAGAAGTTCTCTATGATGCATATGATGGTATTAATGGCTTGAGAGCGAACAGAACTAAGTTCACAATCAAACATGACGGAAAACCAATCTACGTAAAATCATTTGTACCAACTGATACTACACAAATTGATTATGCAACAGGTATTATTACTCTTCGCGATCACTTCTTCAACACTGGTGAGGAACTAATTTATACTCCAAAATCAACTTTCGTTGGTATTGGATCCACTGCAATGGGTATTGGATCTACTGAAAGTTATACGGGTGTTGTTACCGATAGACTTCCAGATAGAGTCTATCCTATTGCACTTACACCAGACACCTTTAAGTTAGCAACAAGAAGAGAGTACGCTAAAGAAGGTATTGGTGTCACATTTACTGATGCTGGATTGGGTAATGTTCACGAGTTGGAGTTTACTAAGAAACTCTCCAAGACTGTCATTTCTCTTGATGGTATTGTACAGCAACCAATTGCTTTCACACCAATCAATCACAGTTTGGCATTTAATAATGGTGGCATTTCTGTTGGAATTAACACCTTCAATCTCACTGGTATTAGTTCACTACAACCAAGAGATGTTCTGAAAATTGATGATGAATATATGAAGGTTGTTGAAGTTGGATTCAGTACCAACATCAATGGAGCACTTCTTGGACCTATCAATGGAATTATTGCTGCCGGAACCGCTGCAACACACCCAACAGTTGCTGTTCAAAGAGGTGTCTTAGGTTCTACTAAGGCAACACACTCTGATGGTGCAGAAGCGAGAGTCTATAGAGGAGCACTCAATATTGTTGGTAACGATGTACACTTCATCGATCCACCCAAAGGAAATACAAGAGCGGCAAGAAATGAATCTAATCTGCCATATGTCAAGGCAGAATTCTCTGGAAGAACTTTCCTGAGATCAAATTATGAAAAGAATATGCTGTTCGACGATGTTTCGGATAGTTTCACTGGAGTTGGTAAGACTTATACTCTTACAACCTCTGGTTTGAATACAACTGGTGTTGGTATTGGTAGTGGAATTCTGTTCATTAACGGAGTATTCCAGACGCCATCCACACTTAATAATGCTGGCAATAACTATGAGTTTGAACAAGATACAACTGCAGGAATCTCCAGTGTAGTATTTACGGGTATTACATCAGTTGATGGATCATATATTCAATCTGAATCTGATATCAACCAGAATCAATTACCAAGAGGTGGTCAAATTGTATCTCTGGGTTCAACACCTGGTCTTGGATATGCACCTTTGGTTGGTGCTAAGTTCATTGCAGAAACAAATTCATCTGGTGCAATCACAGGTGTTGTGGGTGTAAACACATTTATCAATCCAGTTGCAATTACAACAGCACACTATGATAAGATCAGTGGCATCCTTGAAGTAGAAACTTCAGATTCTCACAACTTAAAAGGTGGTGAAAGAGTAAGACTGGTTGGTTTACATTTCACTTGCACTCCAGCATATAGTGGTGTAACTACAACTATCTTCCCTGATCATAATAGATCTCTTGACATCGAAAATATTATTGATGGAACAAAACTGAATGTACAAGTTGGTCCTAGCACCATTACCCACCATTATCTCAAGGGTGGTGAAGTATTCAAACACTTTGATTTGAATGTTGGTTCTGGATACAGACATCCAGTTTCAATTGGTGTTACTGATCTTGCATTCGTTCATAAGTTTGTTCGTTCTGTTTCCGATAGTGTTTCATCTAAGAGAGCAATCGGCATTGATATAACAGCACCAAATAATAATGTTTACAACGCAACAGGTAATGATAGAACTGGAGATGTTTCAGGTAATAATCAAACCATTACAGTTGCTGTTGGTGATACCTTAACATTCAATCTAAATTATGGTGCTGGACAGCATCCATTCCACATTAGAGATAGTGCTGGTGGTTCTGATGTATCTTCACCTGCTGCCACTAATAATGGTGCTGTTGGTGGAAGCACAGTTATCTGGACACCAAATACTCCAGGAACTTATGTTTATCAGTGTGATAGTCATCCAGCGATGCTTGGTACCATTGTTGTTACTGCTGCTGCAACTCATACACCATCCAAAGCAACTTATACTTCTAGAACTGGTGTTCTGAGACTTACTGTTGCTAATCACGGATTGACATCTAGCGATACAATCAGAATTGCTGATGATGGTTTGATCTTTACTTGTGATCAAGATCAGTTCTTTACTGAACACCCATATCCAAGATCAACTGATCCAGCATCTGGTCAAGATCTAACAATTACTTCAGTAACCACAAATACTATTACAGTAAACGTTGGTCCAGGTGGTGGAGCAGGTACTGGTGCTGCAATTGAAGCAGTTGTTGGTGCTGGTGGAACACTTGCACTGAATGTTACATCTGCTGGAACTGGATATGTAAATCCAAGAATTGTAATTCCTGAACCAGTTTATGAAAATATGGAAGTTGTTGGTGTTTCCAGACTTGGTGTTGGAGCAACAACAGAAACTGGAAGAAACGTTCTTGTCAATCTGACCATTGCACAGACAACTGAAAAGGCACTTGGTGATAGATTCTTTGATGCTGCAAATCTGATTGAAGCAAACACAGCACTGATTGCTGATGTTGCTTACGGAAGAATGTTGGATCAGTTCCCATCATATACTCCACCAGCAGGAACTAACGGTCAAGATTGTAAGGATGATATTGTTGATGTTCTTGAATCTGTTGCATACAACCTCAAGTACGGTGGAAATGACTATACTGTAGATGCAGCAAATCTTTATATTACTGGAGCACACGTTTCTGGTGAAGAGCAAGAAACTGCATATGCCTTCAATCAGGCAAGGGATCTGGCAGTTCAGGCAATGAGAAATGAGGCAATGACCACCGGTGGTTATAGCACCAGAACTCAGGTATTTGATCTTTCAGTTACTTATGATACCACTAAGCATACCCCAACTAATGTTGCATATACTGCTTCTTCTGGTATCACTACAATCACCGTTCCAAATCACGGATTCTCTAATGGTGATCAAATCAAATTGAGAACTAATTCGATTGTATTCAAGTGTGATAAGGATAATTATGCTACCGAGCATAGATATCCTCGCCCAACTGATCCTGCCGCAGATACTTTCTTAACCATAAGCAATGTAACTACAAATACGTTTAGAGTTAATGTTGGAGCGTCTCCAGTTGGTGAACAATATAATCACGTATTTGTAAGTTCTGAACTTGCTTCTGTTGAGCGTAAGTTGTCTTCCACAACTACACCCGCACAATGTGCAAACGTTCAATCTGCAATTCATACACTAGTTGGTATTGTTACAACTGCCGTTGTATCCTCAAGTATTCCACCAAGAACTGTAGCACCAGGTGCTCAGTACAGTGTTGATTCATTCAAACTTGTTAGAAATGGATATGATTTCCGCCCAGGAGACATTGTTAAGGTTGTTGGTCTTGTAACTGCAAAGGATTTTGCACAACCAACATCTGAGTTCCAAATTGAAATTACACAAACTTTCAATGACTTCTTCTCTGCCTGGTCCTTTGGTGAGATGGATTATATTGATAGCGTTGCTGGATTCCAAGATGGAAAGAGACAAAGATTCCCAATTTACTATGTCGGTGAACTTCTGAGTTTTGAACTGGATAACAATTCTCCACTCTCGGCAGCAATTGATCTTGATGCAGTTCTTGTAATTTTTGTGAACGGTGTTCTTCAAACTCCTGGAAGAGCATATACATTTACTGGAGGTTCTTCTTTCATCTTTACAGAACCACCACAACCTCAAGATAAGGTTGATATCTTCTTCTATGTTGGACAAGATGGTGTTGATGTTACTAAGATTGAAGTTAAAGAAACAATCAAGAAAGGTGATGACATTTTTATGAACAGACATCCTGTATTTACAGATGCTGTTAGAGACCTTTATGATAGACAACTTCGCAATAGAACTATTGCTGATATTTTAGGATCAGATCTTATTGAAACCGATATCTATACTGGTCCTGGAATCAATGATGTTGACTTCAGACCATTTGACTGGACAAAACAAAAAGTTGATAAGTTTGTTAAGGGCGATCTTGTTTCTAAGGCAAGGGATATTCTTGAAGCAAGAATCTTCCCAACAGCAAAGATCATTGGTGATGTTACACCAACTTCATCCGAAATCTTTGTCGATAATATTCAGTTCTTCAACTATGAGGAAGAGGTTTATACTCACCCAACTTTCAGCAATCTCTTTGATACCCTCGATGCTGTAATTATTGATAGTACAGAACCAGTTGCTGCTGGATTTACTGCCACTGTTTCTGCTGGTGGAACAATTTCTGCGATAACAGTTACAAATCCAGGTGCAGGATATACTGCATCTCTGCCAGTTAAATTCTCTGCACCTAAGACTATTGGTGTTGGAATTGGAACTACCGCAACTGGAACTGCTGTTGTTGGTGCGGGTGGTACTATTGCATCCGTTACCATTACAAATCCAGGTCTTGGATATTCCCAAACAAATCCACCACATGCAATTATTGAAGTTGCTGGTCCCATTAAGGAAGAAATTAAAAAAGCAACTAATATTCAGGGATTCTCCGGAATCATTACTGGAATTTCGACAACAACAGGAACTGGTGGACATCCACTTGCATTGAAGATTAACTTCCGCGCACTTAAGGATTACACTGTTGGTGGTGAAGCACAACTTGCTTCTGATGCACTTGATTTGGTCGCTGGATATCCAATTGTGGTTTATGACACCAAAGTTGGAACTGGTGTAACTTCAGTATTCGGCAATAATAATGATGTTGTTGCTATCGGTAACACATTCCTTGATAATGTTTATGTTGTTAGCCAGAAATCATTTGAAAATGGACCTGATGCTGAACTTATTTTGAATATTCATAGCGATAGTCCTGTTGTTGGTATTGCAACTACAGGTTCATTTGAGGACAATCAGGCAGGTGCAGCAACAACTGCTCTTGGATACCTTTCTTGGGGTAGAATATATAATTATGATGCACGAGAAGGCGGTGTTTCTATTGGTGTAACTGGACTTACTGTTGATGCAGGATTATCTACTTTCCCAGTTCTTCAAAGAAGAGGAAATCTTGGATTCGATAAAACTGGTGCAATTAGATCCAATAAACCAATTGTTAATTCTGCAGATATAGTTGCAGATAATCAATTGCCATTCTACGGTAATTGATACCTTTCGTTATAAGCTATAAATATATAAAAAACGATAACGATGTCAGCGATTGTTACTGATCAATTTAGAATTCTGAATGCCAGTAATTTTGTGGACTCTATTGAGTCCAACTCTTATTACATTACTCTTGGTTTGGCAAATCCAGTAGCTGCTGGATACGGTAGAACCAGCGATTGGAATACTAATCCACCATCACCAACAGATAATCTTTCGTATGCTGGTCATACGGGAGATACAATTCTGTTTGGAAAGAAAATCACTTCTGCTAATGTTAGAAGGATTGTTAGGAGGATTGACTGGACGGCAGGAACTAAGTATGAAATCTATAGAGATGATTACAGTGTTCAAAATAGAGCACCAATAACAAACGCTGCTCGTTTGTATGATGCAAATTATTATGTAATGAATGAAGACTACAGAGTCTACATTTGTATTGAAAATGGTTCAAGTGGAACAAATCCAAAAGGAAATGTTTCGCAGGATCAACCAACATTTACTGATTTGGAACCATCCAGAGCAGGTGATAGTGGAGATGGTTATATTTGGAAATATCTTTTCACTATTAGTCCTAGTGATATCATCAAGTTTGATTCTACAGATTATATCACAGTTCCTAACAACTGGGATACATCATCAGATGCCCAAATTAGAGCAATGAGAGAATCTGGAGATTCTACTGTTAATCAGAATCAAATCAAAACAGTTTATATTGATGATGCTGGAGGCAGTTATGCTAACGGTCTTGGGCAAGAGATGAATATCATCGGTGATGGAGAAGGTGGAAAGGTTAGAGTTGATGTTGAAGGTGGAAAAATTACAAATACAGTTGTAGTTTCTGGTGGTAAAAATTACAGTTATGCACTTGTAGATCTTGGATCAATCAATTCAAACACCACTTCTACCCCTGCACATTTGATTCCTATCATTCCTCCATCTAGGGGTCATGGGCACGACATCTATAAAGAACTTGGAACTGATAGAGTTTTAGTTTATGCAAGATTTGATGATTCTACAAAGGATTTCCCAGTAGATACAAGTTTTGCTCAGGTATCAATTGTGAAGAATCCAACTGCTGTTGGAACTTCAAATACCTTTACTGATAACAATTTCAATGGGTTGTCAGCATTCAAATTTAGCAATATTACAGGAACCCCTAAAGTTGGTGAAAAAATTGAGCAGACTGTTCAAAACGGCACTGCAAAAGCATTTGGATATGTTGCTTCATTTGATACGGAAACCAAAGTTCTCAAGTATTTCACTGATAGATCTTTGTTCTATAATCAAACTACAAAAGATCAGCAAGATTATACTGGCATTTCAACAAATGGCAGACCATATGCCTTTGAATCTTCATCCAATCTGATTAGTGGTCAAACATCCTCATTTACTGGGGCGATTGACACTGCATTTGCAGGCATTGCTACAAATCCAACTGGAGTTAAGCAAATTAATCTGGGTGTAAGTTTCACAGCAGGGATGGCAGTTCCTGAAATAAATAAAGGATCAGGGGAAGTTATCTACCTTGACAACAGAGCTAGCATTGCTAGAAACGCTCGTCAAAAAGAAGACATCAAAGTTATACTGGAATTCTAAACAATGTCACAGAAGACAAACCTAAATGTAAGCCCTTATTATGACGATTTTGATAAGGCTGATAATTTTTACAGGGTTCTTTTTAAACCTGGATATCCTGTTCAGGCAAGAGAACTAACAGGTCTTCAATCTATCCTGCAGAATCAGGTAGAATCCTTTGGCAGTCATATGTTCAAAGAGGGTTCTATGGTAATCCCTGGTGGGGTTACTGCAGATGATCAATTTACCACTGTAAAGGTAAATCCAGATCACCTTGGTATTGACATTACGGTTTATCTTGATGCTATTGTTGCACTTAATAATGGTAGAGGTGCAAAAGTTAAGGGAGAAACTTCTGGAGTTGTAGGTACCATTAAGGGATACTTACTGCCTCCTAGTGAAGGTGTAGAAGAAATAACTTTGTTTGTTAAGTACCGTGATGGTGCTAGCGATGGCGAAACTGTAGAATTTGCTGATGGAGAAGTCCTTATTCTACAAGAGAATGTTTCTTATGGAAACACTACTCTCAATATTGGCGATACTGTCATCACCACACTTTCTGTAAATTCAACCGCGACTGGTTTTGCTGTTGGTGTTGCTGAAGGTGTTTACTTCATCAGGGGAACATTTGTTGATGTTCCAACATCTCAAATCGTCTTAGATCCATATACTAACAATGTATCTTACAGAGTTGGTTTTGATATCTTAGAAGAGATTGTTGATGCTAGTGAAGATGATAGACTGAATGATAATGCAAAAGGATTTACTAACTATGCAGCACCTGGTGCTGATAGATTAAAAATTAGTGTACGTCTCACCAAAAAGCAATTAGACGACACTGAAGATACTTCATTTGTAGAACTTCTTAAAGTTCGTGATGGTGTAATCAAAAAACTGCAGAATAAGTCTAACTATAATCTCATCAAAGATTATATGGCAGAAAGGACTTATGAAGAGTCAGGTAATTATGCCCTTGATCCTTTCATCGTTGATTGCGTCAATACTCTCAATAATGAGACTGGAAACGGTGGTCTCTTTAGAGAAGATGAACTAACTGATGATGGAAATAAACCATCAAACGATTTGATGGCATATAGAGTTTCTGCAGGAACTGCATATGTAAAAGGATATGATATTGATCTAGTAGGATCAACTGTAAAAGATATTGATAAACCAAGAGATACTAAAAAAGTTGAAGCTTCAAGAGTTCCTTTTGCATTAGGAAGTCTTCTTCGTGTAAATAACGTTCACGGTATTCCATCTATTAGATTGGGAGGAACTGCTGCTGGTGGTAATACTAGCGCAAACATCGTTTCTCTCATGTCTAGAAGAAGGGATGGTGAAAATAATGGTGGAACCGTTGATGGAACTGGTCAGGGAGAAGCAATCGGTCAGGCAAGAGTTTATTGGTTTGGTCTTTCCGATGATCGCTATAAGAATGCAGCAACTGAGTGGGATCTATACTTATTCGATATTCAAACATATACTAAACTTACATTAGCAAATACATATTCCTCGGGTGATGTTCCTGATGGATCACTTGTAAGAGGTATGGCGAGTGGTGCAACTGGATTTATTGAGTCTAGAAGCAGTAATACATATACACTCTCACAAACTGCTGGAACTTTCTTAGAAGGTGAATCAGTTATTATTAATGATATGCAGAAATTTAAATCTGCAATCAACACTAAAGGTATAAGGGTATATACAACCGATGATATCAAAGGTGTCTTCCAAGATGCAAACATATTGGACACATCTCTGAAGAAAAAGTTCTGTGCAGATAGTGTTCTTCATCCAAGACCTCTTGCTGATTTTGCAACCACCGATTTACTTTCTATCAGTGGATCAGGTGCTACTAGAACAGGAAAAGTTGCTGGAAGATTCTTTGCTGCAGTGCATGGTATTCACGATGATGCGATTATTCGTTATTTTCCATCTGGTGCAGAGCAACCAAGTTTCGCAAGAATTTCGGATGTTAGGGATCGTGAACTAAGTCTTGTAGCAACCACTTCAATTGAAGATGTTTGTGTAGGAACTATTTCAAATACAACTGGTTCAGGATCAATTTTCCAAGTGATGGTTCCACAGATCCTGAACTTTGGACAAGGTGGTCTCTATACAGAATTACCCGAACCAGATATTTCATCTGTAGATTTTGCAACATCAGAACTTACTGTTACTTATCAGTTGACAGAACAATCTACTGATGGTAATGGTGAGTTGTCATTCACCACAGCAGATGTTATTGGTGCCAATGCAGGTATTAGTAGTGTATTCTTTGAAACTTTCGATGCTGAAAGATATGCTGTTGTTTACAATAGTGGTTCTCCCGCACCTCTGGATCTGGGTCAGGTAACTCTTGATGAAAATGCAGGAAAGGTCACTATTACTAATCTTGTAGCCAGTCAAACCAGCAATGTGACAGTTCTCGCTACTATGAAGAAGCGAAATGTTACACATAAGTCGAAAGATTATATCAGATCTACTATCACCAACGTAACTAGAACTCTTGATGGTTCAAGATTTTCTGTTGGTTTGACAACCAGCACATATTATGGAACCAGAGTTCAAGATGATGAAATTTCTCTGGAATATCCAGATGTTGCTAACGTTCGTGCAATTTATGAATCTACAGATTCTAACGCACCAGTTCTCGATAGAATAACACTTGCAACAGGTTTATCACTTGATCAAACTGCAATTGTTGGTGAAAAGATTATTGGTGAAGATAGCAGAGCGGTTGGACAAATTGTAAGTTTGGGTGCGAATACTGTTGATTATGTCCCACTTAACACAGATGAATTCCAAGTAGGTGAAGTTCTTAAGTTTAAGGAATCTGCAATTTCTTCAGTCATTCAACAGACCAGACCAGGAAGTTATGTTGATAGAACTGCCAACTACAGACTTGATACTGGCAATCGTCATCAATTCTGCGATTACTCCAGAATTGTAAGGAGAAAGGGACAACCAATTCCTTCTCGCAAATTAATGATCATCTTTGATCGTTACAAAGTTGCATCTGGCAATTCTGGTGATGTATTTACTGTGAATTCCTATACCCAAGATAGGTACACTAGTGATATTCCAACATTACCAAATGGTGTTCGTACAACAGATATTATTGATTTTAGACCAAGAGTTCTTCCTTGGAGTGAAGTTACTGGTAATGCAACTATGTCTCCTTTTGCTTTTGATAGCAGAAGATATGAGTCAAACGTACAATATGTTGTAAAACCAGGTGAGTCTTCTTTCCTTGGATATGAATATTATCTTGGAAGAATTGACTTAGTTGCAATTAATCGTATAGGTGAAGTTGAAATTGTCAGAGGTGAATCTTCTAGATTCCCACAACCACCAGTACTTGCCGATGATGCGATGGAAATCGCACAAATTCAACTTCCACCATATCTGTATAATCCAGTTTCCGAACCAAAAATTCTTCTGAGAGATAACAGAAGATTCACAATGCGTGATATCGGAAAACTTGAAGATAGAATTGAAAATCTGGAAGATCTGACCAGTCTAACAATGTTAGAACTGAATGCAAAAACAATTGAAGTTACTGATGCAAATGGTTTAGATAGATTCAAAACTGGATTTGTTGTTAGTGATTTCAGAGATAAGTCCATTATGGATCCAGCACTCTCTACACTCGATATTTCTAAAGCAGAGGCAACTGCAATTGCTCCAGTAGATTTCTGGTCAATGAATGCTCAGTTAGCATTAGATCCAGGTATTGATCCATCTAAGGCAGATTTAACTCAGAATCTGAAATTACAAGATCCAAATATTCAAAAATCAGGAGATCTCTTAACTCTTAAATATGAAGAAGTTGAATATTTAAATCAACCACATGCAACTAATGTTGAAAATGTAAACCCATTCAATGTTATTGTTTTTGTTGGTGGTGTTGTTCTCGATCCAGCATCTGATAACTGGGTAAGAACAATTTACATCAATGACCATAGAACTGATTCAACTGGTGCTGAGTGGAAGCAAGAAGCAAAAACCACCAGAGATGTTGATAGAAAGTCTAGAGTTGAAACCTACAGAAAAGGTGGTAGAAGAAATGAAAGACGCCAAAGAACAGTCACTACTACAACTGTTACTACCACAACTAAGTATACACCAAAACTCAAAGGACCTGCTAGAGAATTTGATTATGTTGAAGATGTAAAAGTATCAGGTGAAGCAGATCCTTGGATGCGCTCAAGAAACGTATACTTTAATGCAAATGGTTTGAGACCATTTACAAAACACTATCATTATCTCGATAGTCAGCAAGTTGATGTTGTACCAAAACTTTGTGAAATTGAAATGCAATCAGGTACCTTCACGGTATTTGAAGATGCTGATATTTTCACACCAAATGGTACAAAGATTGGTTTCATTAGAGTTCAAAGACCTAATCACAAGTTTGGTGATACATCAAGACCAGACATTGGTGCTGGTTTAGGTTCTCCTGCAGTCCTTGTTGAAGAATATCAAGTTGATCCTTATGATCGTTCAAGACCTGGTCCTGGTAAATCATACTCACCAACATCTAAACTGATCAACTTTGGTGTTAGATCTTTAGCAAATCTGGAGAAATATTATGGATATGTTTTCAAAGGATGTAAAGTTGTTGGTAAGAGTAGTGGTGCAGTAGCAACAATTACCAGAGCAGAATTAGTTTCTGACAACTGGGGTGATATTGTTGCAAACTTCTTCTTCAGAAATCCAAACTCTAAACCTGCCCCTGCAGTTAGAGTTAAGAGTGGAACCAAAACTGTTAAGGTCACTGCAGTTCCACCTGGTGTAACTCCACTCCCAGGATCTACAGTATTTGCTTCTGAAGCAATTGGAACATATAGTGGTTCAGGAACAATTCTGACACAAGAAACAAAACGTGTCTCTGTTAGAAATCCACCCAAACCAAGAAATAAGAAAACTGAAGTTAACGTTAAGACATTTACGAAGGCAGTACATAGAGACCCACTTGCACAGTCTTTCACTGTTACAGAACCAGAAGGTATTTTCTTAACCTCTGTTGATCTGTTCTTTGCAACTAAAGATCCTGGTGCAAAAATCTTTGTTGAAATTAGAACTGTTGAACTTGGTACACCAACTGGATTCCTTGTTCAAGACTATGCACAAATTGCCTTAAATCCTGAAAATATTAATATCAATGAGGCAAACCCATTTGAACCAGTAGCAACAAACGTTAAGTTTGAATCTCCAATTTATCTTGAGGGTAATGACACTGAATATGCAATTGTTATCTTATCTCCAGCATCTGATGGATATGAGATGTGGACAGCAACAATGGGCAAAAAGACTGTTAGAACAACATCTCTTCCCGATGTTCAGAACGTTGTTGTTACTAAGCAATACATTGGTGGATCACTGTTCAAATCACAGAACGGAACAATCTGGACTGCATCTCAGTTCCAAGATTTGACCTTCAAGATTAACAAAGCAAAGTTTGTTTCTTCTGGAACAGTTAACTTCTTCAATAATGATATCTTACCAAAAGGTGATAACGCTGCTGCACTGGAAAACAACCCAGTTGAAGGTCTTCCTAGAAAGTTGAAACTACCTGTAACTGGCATTACTGCAAATGAAATTGCTAAACTTCTGCCTGGCGTAAAAGTTGGACAGGGTGCAGTATCTGTAGCACCTACAACAGAAGGTATTACTGGATTCATTGAAGCAACTGGTGGACCTATTGCTGCAACAGGAACTGGAAATGTTTCAATTGCAAGTAGTGGTGCGGGTTATAAAGAGGGAACTTACACTAATGTTACCTTGTTCCCAATCTCAGGACAAGGATCTGGAGCACAAGCAACAATCACAGTTGATGCATCAGGTGGTGTTACTGGTGTAAACATCACTAATGTTGGAACTGGATATCGTGATGGTGAAGTTGTTGGAGTTACTTCTGCTCTTGGTGGTGGTGGAAGTGGTGCAAGAATTGCTGTTATTGACCACAATAACACTTTCGATACTCTTTATATGACCAATGTTAAGGGTGAAAATTATACCCAGGGTGAAGCACTAGTTTATTACACAGAACCTGAAAATCACCTGACAAGAACTGCACTTACATCTGGTGCAAATGTTGGCACTAACGGATCTGCAATTTATGATGAAAAATATACTGGAAATCTGTTACGTGTTAAGCAACATAATCACGCACACCACGGTGGTAATAATGTTATTGAAATCGTTGATGTAAAACCAGATAGTAAGAGAACTGAACTCTCTGCAGCATTTGGTCTTACTGATACCACAGTTTCAATTGCTAACACTTCAATCTTTGCTGTTGGTGAAGGTATTTCAACCAGCAGAGGATATGCATTGCTAAACAATGAAGTTGTTTCCTACAGTGCAATCACAGAAGGTGCTGCTGGTGCAGGAACTTTGAGTATTGATGGAAGAGCACTAAATGGCACTGTAAAAGTTGCACACGAATCGGGTGCTTCAATTCAACCATATGAGGTCAATGGTGTTTCTCTGATGAGAATCAACACAACCCACACTATTCCTGCAACATATTACAACTCCGAAAGTTCTAATCTTGACAACTACTTCTTAGAGATTGATAGAACTGCTCCTACTACTAGAACAAGTGGTGATGCTCTTCTAAACTTTGCTTCACAGAAGGGATTTGGTGGATCTGAAATTGGGGTCTCCCAAAACTATCAGTTTAGTGTAATTGAACCATTGTTTAATGTTATTACTCCAGGAAAAGGAACTGCAGTGAAGAGTTTCATTAGAACTATTTCTGGAACAAGTGCTGGTGGAACTGAAGTTTCATTCCAAGATCAAGGATTTGAACCAATTACTCTGAACAAAGCATCTAAGTTCCCAACTACAAGAATGGTTGCTTCTAAAGCAAACGAACTTGCAAGATTGACTACACTGCCTCGCAACAAATCTCTCACATTAAGAGTTGAATTTACTAGCGAGAATGAGAATGTATCTCCAGTTATGGATTTACAGAATGCTACATTTGTTCTTGGAAGAAACAAATCCAACCAACCAGTTGATGATTATGTAAATGATTCTAGAACAAATCAAATTGAAAATGATCCACACGGAGCAGTATTTGTAACAAAAGCAATTTCTCTTGGACAGGAAGCAACCAGTTTGAGAGTTATCATTGCTGCCAATAGACCAGAAGGTGCTGATTTCAGAGTCTTCTATCAATTGTTCAGACCAGATTCTTCAGAAATTCCTCAAAAGTTTGTACCATTCCCAGGTTATGATAATATGAGAGATACTGATGGTGATGGATTTGGTGATTTTGTCATCAATCCTGATAAGAATAGTGGAAGAGCAGATGCATTTGTTCCTGAAGATGTCACTGGTGGATTCTCAGAGTATCAATTCTCTGCAAATAATTTGGAACCATTTGCAGCATTCTCAATCAAAGTTGTTCTTTCATCCACAAATGAAGCAGCACCAGTTTCATTGAAAGACTTCAGATGTATCGCACTTGCTTGATATGGAAAAAGATGATTTAATTAAAGTTGAAGGTGAACAGAATCTTTTCAGAGATCGTAATACCGGCGCTATCATTAACACTGATACCGCTGGTTATAATCGATATATGAAGATGAAGCAAAGGAAACAGACAGAGAGAGAAGAACTTGATACACTAAAGAAGGATATTGAAGAAATCAAAACTCTACTAAGGGAGATTACAAATGGATCCAAATGAAATTACACTAGAGAATCTTTCCAAAAGTTTTGAATATACAAAGCTTGCAAATGAGATTGATTCTTGTGATGACAGGGATATGTTGAAGGATATTGCAAAATCTTACGCAAAACTATATCTTAAGCAACAAGAGGTAGTAGGTAGATTGGGACTTCAAGGAATATAAATATTTCTACATCCTGATCTGTATATCATAAATGGCTGAAATTAAAGTCAGAGTAGGTCAACAACCGGCAGTAAAAGTTATATCTTCTCTTGCAGGTGCCCAGGGTCTCTCTTTGGCAGAACTCAGTGATGTTAGTGCTTCTAACTTGCAGAATGGTATGGTGCTTGTCTATAACAGCAGCATCAGAAAATGGGAAGCAACTCTTACCCTGACGCCAGGCGCAACGCAGAATTTAGACATCAACGGAGGAAATTTCTGACATGGCAAGTATTATTAGGATTAAAAGATCCTCAGGTACTAGCAAACCAGCCAGTTTACAATGGGGCGAATTCGGTTACGTAACTGGTATTGGTAGTTACGGAGGAACCAATCAATATAAGGATAGAATTTTCCTTGGAGATGATGGTACTAACGCCAACCCAGTTGGTGGTTTCTACTATACCTCAATGATGGAGCACACTCCTGGAAATATTCCAGCAGCGTCCCATAACTCAAGAAATACTGACAGAGGTGTTGTTGCCATCATGGCACCAGCAACAAACTCTGGTTTGGGTGGTGCAGAATCACTTAAGGTTGATCAGTGGAACGTCGACAACCTAAGGATAGATACAAACACTATCTCATCTACCGATACTGATGGGGACATCATTCTCGATCCACACGGATCTGGAGAAGTTGTCATTCCCGACGATACTTTCCTCACTTTCGGTGATGATAAAGATGCAAAGATTGAATATGATGAAAATGGTACTAATGCCATTCAAGTAACAGGTGCTAACTGGACTTACCAAACTCAAGTAAACATTACTGGTGATAATGGTTTAGAAGTTGGTAACATTGGTATTTCTTCTAATGTTATTGCAACCAGAGCAGGTGGTGGTAATGAACTTTTTATTGATCCATATCCAGATGGACTGAGCAATGAAGGTAAGGTTATCATCAAAGGTGACCT